AGAATTAAGAGATTCTACACAAAGAACCTTTTTTGAACTATTACACTTATGTGGATTCCTTCCAGGGGTACACTATGAATACAAGAAGCAGGAGAATAGGTGCATCTTCGCCAATGGTCACGAGATCATATTCAGGTCATTGGACGATCCTGCAAAGTTGCTATCGATCAACCTGGGGTGGTTCTACATAGACCAGGCGGAAGAGGTATCGGAAGAGGTATTTCTTACGCTACTTGGTCGTTTAAGGGCGGTAGCCACTCCGCAATGCTGGATCACAGGAAACCCTTTGGGGCATAACTGGGTTTGGCATCGATTTATACACGATCCTATTCCTGGCAACATTATGTTCAATGCCAAGACAGAAGAGAATGTCAGGAACCTTCCAGATGGGTATATTGACAGTTTAAAGAAGAATTATAACGAGATATGGGTGAACAGGTATCTGTATGGATCCTGGGATGCCTTTGAAGGACAGATATATCCTGACTTTGAACCAAGTATTCATGTAGTTAATGATTTTAATCCTGATCCATCCTGGAGAAGATTCATTGCCATAGATCATGGAAGGACCAATCCAACTGCGGTGTTGTGGGGTGCGGTGGACAATGATGATAAGATATGGATATACAGAGAGCATTACGAAGCAGGACAAGATGCTGAATACCATTGTAGAGCCATTAAGGCTTATCAAGGGGAAGGGCGATATGAGACCTATGTGATCGATCCATCCACTGGACCAGGAAAGAAGGATGATCCAGAGACCATCGGTAATAGATATAGACAGATGAACATCCCTGTCATTGGTGCGAATAACGATGTCCAGGGTGGAATAGACAAAGTGACCGAGTACATTAAGAGAAATAAGATATTCATTACCAGGTCATGCGAGAATTTGAGAAGGGAACTGGTGAATTACCAATGGGAGCAACCCAGTGCATCCAAGATGGACCTGAACTCACCAGAGAAGCCATTGAAGAAGGATGATCACGCTGTGGATAGTTTACGATATTTAGTTGGGGAAGTGGTACGAAGTGCCAAGAAGCCTGATACCAAGACCGATACAGAAAGATTTATTGATTCCATCATTGTAGATGTGGATCACTCACAACCACAATGGGATAACATCTAATGGCAGGAATGGACTACACGAATGCTTCAGATCAGCAGTCTGCTTTGGACCAGGTTGCAGATGTAGCAGAGAGAATACCACAGATACAGAATTGGCTCGATAGGAGCAAGAAGGCAAGAGAGAACCAGGCAGATAGATGGCGGAAGAATGAACGCTTGTATTATGGTAGGCATTGGGCAAACCCGAGTAAGGGAACCGAGAGTCAATCCAGGATGATATTCAATTTTCCTTTGGCAGTGGTAGAGACCATTCTACCTATCATTAATGACTTTCAGCCTACAGTAGATGTGATGCCCAGAGAAAAGAATGACATCTTCTTTAGTGACATGATGCAGAAGAGATTTCAGCAGATCGTGGAAGAGACCGATCTGTATGGGCAAATATTACAAGCAGTAAAAGATAGCCTTATTTATAGCAATGGATTCTTGCAGATATTACCTATCGTTACAGACGAAGGTGTGTTCAAGGGCTTTGACATCCAGGTCATCGATCCATTCACGGTAGTACCCCATCCATATGCCACAGACCTGGATCTCAAGGCTGGTGAGTATTTTATGTTTGCTGTGCCAATGGAGACTTCCAGGATCTATAGAGAGTTTGGTATCAAGGCTCCAGCGGATGGCAGATTAAATGATTATAAGGCATACCAGAAGGTAGATGATAATGGTGGTATAGAAAGTGCCAATGTAGAGAGTGAATACGATATGGCATTGGTCATTGAATGCTATAGCAATGAACAGGATAAAGAGAAATATCCAAATGGTCGGCATACCATAGTTGTTGGGGACCAGTTGGTTGTAGATGAGCCATTGGAACTGTACAGGATGCCAGTGTTTATGGTGTCTAACTACAAATCACCACACAATTTCTGGGGAATAGGTGAAGTGGACCTGGTCCGTACCCAAACCAAAGCATTGAATGAGACCTTTAGTGCGGTCAATGAGAATATCAGAAAGATGGGATTTCCTATCCGAAAGGTAACTCAAAGAGCAAAAGGTCAATTAACCAGACCGATCACAGGGACTCCAGGGGAAGAGATCACTGTGGTAGATCCTTCAGATGTGACCTTTGAAATGCCACCACCCATCCCTGGATACATACAGAATTACATTGGTCAGGTAGGGCAGTTTATGGAAAACATTACTGGTGTGAATGATGTGACTCAAGGTCGTAAACCAGGTGGAGTTACATCTGGTAGGGCTATCGTAGCATTGCAGGAAGCAAGTCAGACCAGGCAACGATTCAAGATCAATAAGGAAGTAGCAAGGCTGACCAAAGAGATTGGCGAGTTTATGGTCCAGATGATACTGACCTTTGATGAAGGGATACGTTCTATCAGGGAGCGAGATGCAGAAGGACAGTTTGAGTTCACCGAGTTTGATCCGATGGCAGTATATGATGCAGATGGCAATATGGAAGGAACACCAGAGTTTGATCCTGGGACTGCAAAGCGATTACAGGATAGTGAATTTGATGTAGATGTCACTACTGGTAGTCGATATGCACAAGGTCGGGTTGCTAATGAGGAAAGAGCATTAGAATTATTTCAGTTGGGTGTCTATGGTATTGAAGAAGTGGTCAATGCTTTGAACATATCAGATAAGCAAGATGTGATACAGAACTGGTATGTAAGGAATCAACAGATACCGCCACAACAGCAGGTGCAACAGGCGGAACAGATGCAACAACAATTAGGTGCATTGGTCCAGCAAACAATGCAAGAAGGTCCAGGTGGACCAGGAGAAGAAGCACTGGCACAAATGATCATAGGAAACCCAGCACTTGCAGAGTCACCAGATTTTCAACAATTACCTGGGGAGATCCAGGAACGAATCATAACCGTAGCAGGATTGGTTGGTGGGCAGGGAGAGGATCCAGAAATGGACCAGCCCAGGGCTTGAGGCTTTAACTCTGCCCATCACATAACAAAAGGATAGAACAATGCCAGAACTAATAGTTAAAGGTAAGAAAAAGAAATATAAATACACTGAAGAGGGTGTTAGGTCTTATAAGGAACAGTTGGCTAAAAATAAAAAGATGCCAAAGAAACAACCAAACTGGAGTAGTAAATCTCTTAATAGAGAAGAAAAAGATCCTCATTATCAACCTGTTTCTGGTTGGGGACCAACTGGTGCTCGTCCATTAAAGAATCAGGATCCTGAAAAGAAAAGTGTTAAGAAAACAAAGAAGCGAATAAAAGGAAGTCCAAAAAGTCCACCAAAACCACAAAAAGGATATTAATGGTTCAGCAGTATTTAGGCTTACTTACCCCTGACGAAGCAAATAATCTAAAGGATATGGGCAAATCAGGGGGTATGAAATCTGACTTTTCTCACGAATTGGTGCAAAAAGTGGCAAAACGCTACCAATCAATGGTAGATGACCAGGAGTTCATATTAAAAAGTCCCAGTTATTGGCGAATTGAGACACGCCCAAAGGGACACGAGTGGCATTATGATGGTTGTAAACTAATTAGTGGGGAGTTTGTTGATAACCATATGGCTTGGTGTCAATTTGGTACTACAGTGCTTTTATCAGATCCAGATGAGTTTATAGGTGGTAGAATATTCTTTGAGATAGATGGAGAGCCACAAGAATTAAAGGACCATTATTTAAATGGTGTTTGTTACACAGCAGGAAAATTCAATAACCCTGTAAGGCATATGGTAGAACCACATCAAGGAAAGAGAACCGTTCTACTCATGTTCTTTGCAACCAAACCAGTGTCGAAAGACCAACTGAAAGGAAAAGAAAATGGCTGAAATCAATGTAGTAGGAACAACCAATTTAGAAGTAACACCTGAATCAGAACAGATCCAGGTAGGAAATTTTAGTACAGATCCACAAGTGGGAGAAGATACCTCACTTAACGGTGATTACGATAATCTTTCGATTCCTGATGAACTCTTTACAGGAGAGCAATCAAATCAGGAGTCCGATACAGAACA